AGAATTATATCCAATACCAGCTTCGCTTTAAAAGGCGATGGTTGGTATAAAGATGGATATACTAAGCCACAAAACGAACCTAAAGACTAATTATTATATAGCTGCATAATTACAATTGGGGGTATTACATGGCCTTTAGCGACTACACGAGCCAGCCAAAAACAAACTTCGATTCAGATTTTGTGATAAATAAGTACGTAAACATACCAAGCAATTATAAGCTATCCGGCTGCAATTCGGCCACCGCCGAACTTACAGTCGACGAGACAGATGATCTTGTCAACTCGACTCAATTTAAGATTGTCGACACTGATGGTGATAGTCACACGTTTACGATTGTTACTGGCAACGATGTTGTTACTAACAATAATGTAGGGGTGGGATATGCTATCTCGGAAGAGGATTGCGCGGAAGCGGCTAGCCAAGTAATGTTAGCCATCATCGACCCCACCAGCACGACCTACGGGAAAATTAATGCCAATAATAATGCATCATGTACAGTCACTATGACTCAACTATTGGGCCCGTGCTCCGAAGGAAATCAGAGTAATAATGTCTTCACTTGTTCCGGCCAAGGAATTACTTTGGGCAATTTCAGCGGAGGGGACAATCTCACGCAGGTGACGGCCGTTCCGTTTTCTCTCGGCCAAAAAGGGCCCGGAACTTTACGAAGTAGATTAGGTGCTTATTGTATTACAAAAGGAGGCGACCCCTCTACCATAATTAAAGCTAGCTCTGCTTAAAGAAGGCTGTTTAGAGCAGGTGACACTAATTAAAGTAGCCGCGAAAGCGGTATAAATTAGGAGGAATAAAATTTATGGAATATTTACAAAAGGCTGGCGCAGTTCTCAAAGAGTTAACAGGTATGGCCCTGTCAGTTTTGGCATTGGGCGTTGTTTTGCAAGTGCTCTTTGGATCAAATGTTGCATTTTTACCAGGCGATGTAGTAGGAAACGTAGTTGGCGTTACCAAATCGTTAGGTAGTGAAGGCCTTGTTGGTCTTGTTGCATTGTGGGTCTTAGTTGCCTTGTTTAACAAGAAATAACAATAAATTAAAAGGAGTTCTTTTATGAGACAAGCATTAGATAAAACTTTAAATAAACTATTATCGCGCAAGCTGATGGTTTGGTTGACGGCCACGAGCTTTATGTTCCTGGACGTCGTACCTTTGGAATCGTCAGATTGGGTAGCGATTTCACTAGCTTATATCGGTTTAGAAGGCTTAGCTGATATTGCAACCAGATGGAGGCATGGACCAACATCATGAAATATACAAAATCAGCATTAAAAGAACTCATTATAGAAGTAGCGAAAGAGCATTCTTTGGATTTCGGCCTAGAGAGTGCTCCTTCACCCCTTTACGAAGAACATGATTGGGACACTCCAGACGAAGAAGAAAGGCGCGAATGGGATGAGTTCATTGAGCGCGACATGCTTGCACTGCGCGCCACCCTCGAAAACGCCAAAGAAGCGCTGGGGTCGTTGAGCCCCGACAGAGAAGAAATCTATGAGCGCATTGGCGCCCTCGTCCACGCCCAGGGCGAAGAAGAATATGATGAAGAGGAAGAAGAAATAGAAGATTGGTAAAATGAAATTATTAATTATTAAAAAATATTTAAAAAAATGTTGGACATGGCTGAAGCACCATTGGAAAGCTCCATTTGTTGTGGCCGCAGTTCTCTTCACGTGGCTTATCCTACGCAGAAAAAACGTTGCCGAACAGATTTTAAAGATTCGTGAAGCTAGTTACAAAGCGCAAATCGACGAGATCAATCGTGCCCACGCAGAAGAGCTTAAGAAAAGAGACGAGATCCTAGAAAAATATAATAAAACAGTTTCCAATCTTGAAGAAGAATTTGCCAAAAACAACAAAGAACTTGACGAGAAAAAGAAAAAATCTGTTAAAGAAATCGTTGAAAAATATTATAATGATCCTGATACCTTAGCTAAAATGATTGGCAAGAGGTTTGGTTTTGAATATACAGAGGACGAATGAAATTAATAATACCGATACTAATCGCTATGCTGGCCTCCCCAGCAACTTTATTCGCAGACACCCCCACCCCAGATGAGACTCCCAAAGTTACGGGCATTAAAAAAGGTGAAGAAGCGCCTTACAACGGCGTACTTTTAAATACCGCAGCTGCAGCTAAAATTTTTGCTGACAAAGATTTCTCGGCGCAAGAGTGCATCATGAGAATTAACTTCGAGGTTCAGAAAGAACACCTCCGAATGCAACTACTGCTAGACAACGCAAACCTCAGCCTGGACACAATGGACAAAAAGTACACAGCAATCATTGATATTAAAAATAATGAAATCGAGAGGTTAAGCAAGGTTGCTCTGGAAAACTCACATGATTATTCTACTTGGTGGGCAGTTGGTGGAGTTATCGCTGGCATTGCATTAACAATTGCGGTTGTTTACGCCGTGGAGGAAGTCAAGTAGTGGTCACAAAAAAATTAGGAAAGCAATTTTCAGCCAAACAAATTTATGATTTCACAATTGTAAAAAATGCCACCGTAACACTTGGCTTTGACCACCCCCCTTCAAAAAATGCAGATGGCGTTATTTTAAAATATGGCACAGGCTCGGTTGATTCAACTGGGGTCGACACATATGACGGAAAAGTACAAGGAGGGTACCTTTATTATCTTTCCGGCACCACGTGGCATAAAGCCACACACGAAACGGCCGACTTGGCTGGCATAAAAGAAGTTAATTATGGCCAGACCGATCAATACATACCGGCTGGTATCAATGGGCCCAGCGCGGCCGGCTGGCCAGCGGGCAACACAGGGCTTGGCCACGGCCAGGGTAAACCACATTTACTAGGGTATGCATTAGGTACCCCGGGAGAACGCGAAGGGCGCGCCGACGAGGTGGGGATGCTGTTGGGAGGCATTGTGACTGCATATATATTTGGCAGCCCGGGACCCTACCACCCAGGCGCCCCCGTCTTCGGTGCACCCGGTAATTCTAAAGGAGGCGGTTTTATTACGATGACGACCGCTTCCGTAAGCAGTCTTGGGAACGTGAGAAGAGTTATAGGCCATTGTATTGATTGCGTCGACAAAAGCGCCGATGGAACTTGTGCTGGTACTACTAAGATCTTAATGTATTTTAATCCCTCGGATTCCTATATAATATTGTAATAATACCAATGAAACAAAAAACTCTTAATAAAATAGCGGAGATCGAAAGAGCCATGGCTAAAAAATTTGGCAAGGAAGCCATCACCAATCCCAAATCATTATGGACCGACGAGAAAGAGGAAGAGTACCTAGAACAACTCAAAGAATTTTATAAAGAAGAGTACAAAAAAAAAGAACAAAAAGAGAAAGTTGAGAAAGACGGCTTTTTCCTTCCGAAGAATCTAATTACTAAGGAGAATAAAAGAAAATGTCCTGTTTGTGGGGTGTTCTCTTTTGAGATAAAAGACGATCTTTATATGAACAAGTTCGAATGCTGCTTCGACTGTTACATTCAGCACGTTCAACTCAATGAAGATAGATGGCTAAAAGGCTGGAGACCAAATCATGAGACGAAGAATAATAAGAAAGAATAAAAAGCGCAGAGATCCACGATATTTTTTGCATGAAGATCTTGGGACGCCGGGCGATGAGCCGGCAACAAACCCGGCACCCCTGAAAACGGGCCCCGAGCAAACCGCTGACTCCGCGCAACAGCAGGCGGCCCAGCAAGACGATAAACCCGACGAAACAGTAACGGTCGGTAGTTTGTCGGGAGACCAAGAGGGTAAGGGCGCCCATATCATGTTGACATTTGTGAATGATCTTTTAACAAAAACGCCCAGTCTAACAGTCGCGGCCCTTAAGCAGGCGCTAGAAAGAGCGGTACCGCCCTACAAATTTCCAGAAGCCGAAGAGGAAGGGACACAAACAGCCGCTGTAACGTCACCGGTCAAAGCGCCATCAGCGACAGGGGGGCTAGTATAAATGGCAAAAACTGTATCCGTATATGATATTATCAAAGGGCTCAACCAAGCAGCAGCAAATGCTTACGATGGTTCGCATGACGAGCGCTTTGTGGAGACTGGCTATGCTAAAGAAATTGGCCTCAAGCGGGAAGAGGGTTGTCCCATCAAAGATTCCCGAGTGATGGATGGGTTCAAGGTGCGTGTGGCCGGCCCCAAGCTCATTGTCACTTACCAGAGCGAATTGACGATGAAAGATTTTCACAATTCTAAACTCGATGAAGAGATCGAGCGCATCTATAAGGGCATCATAAAATTTTTGAAAAAAGAATATAAAGCAATTACTGGGAATGCCATCACTCTCACCCCCGATGGCGACGCTGAGATTTTGGTTCAAAATATGTCGCGCATTCGTACCTGGGCCGAGGCCAAAAAGGTTTATACAATCGGCGGACTCAAGGACGTTCAAGACAGCGAAGAAAATAATCTCAGCACATCAGATGAAAAATTACGCAGTGCAGTTGAGAAGTTTTTAGCAATAGGCAAAGACAAATACCCTGGTGCAAAAAAGCCCAGCAACGCTAAAGCGCCCAAAGGCGCCAAGAAAACCAACAATGCCAACGCATAATGAGCTACAAACTAACAAAAAAAGAGATTTTAAAAGAGGTCTTGAAGTGCGGCAAAGACTCCCAATATTTTAATAATAACTATGCTAAGATCCCCCACCCAGGCCATGGCCTCATCCCATTCAAGACATATGATTACCAAGACAATTTACTAGAAAATTTCGATGACCATCGCTTTACGATTGTTTTGAAGGCCCGCCAGCTTGGTATTTCTACAATTGTAGCCGGTTATATCGCATGGCTGATGCTCTTTCACAGGGACAAAAACGTTCTTGTGGTCGCGACCAAACTAACTACAGCAGCAAATTTAGTTCGAAAAGTTAAAGGAATCATTAAACATTTACCATCTTGGTTAAAAATTGCTAGTATCGATGTTGACAATAAGAACTCATTTGAACTAAGCAATGGGTCTCAAGTCAAGGCCTCATCTACTTCTGCCGACGCGGGTCGTTCGGAATCGTTGTCGTTGTTGGTTATTGATGAGGCCGCACACGTTGAAAACTTAAGCGACTTGTGGACAGCACTTTATCCCACGATCTCCACCGGTGGGCGCTGCATTGCGTTGTCCACCCCGAATGGTGTCGGCGATTGGTTCCATGAAACTTATATCAAATCCGAAAGCGGGCAAAATGAATTCTTTCCTGTCCATTTAATGTGGGACGTACACCCCGATAGGGATCGCGAATGGTTCGAGACCGAGACCAAGAACATGAGCAAAAGACAAATTGCACAAGAGTATGAGTGTAACTTTAATACATCAGGTGAGACTGTTATCGACCCAGACGACATCCAATGGTTGAAAAAGAGAATTCAAGAGCCAAAATATAGGACAGGCATCGACAGGAATTATTGGATATGGGAAGAATTTAATCAAGAAAACACCTACCTCTTGGTGTCTGATGTTTCACGCGGCGACGGTGCCGACTTCTCTGTTTTCCACATCTTTAAACTTGAAACCATGGAGATCATAGCAGAATACCAAGGAAAGGTAACGCTTGATTTATTTTCTGAAATTGTTTACAATGCCGGCCAAGAATATGGGAACGCCATGGTTGTTGTGGAGAACAACAGCGTGGGCTTTGCAGTGCTAGATAAGTTGGCCGACAAAGCATACCCCAACGTATATCATTCGATTAAATCATCGCACGAATACATTGACCAATACCAGGCCGAAACAACTTCGAGCGCAATTGCAGGCTTTACAACCTCTCTTAAAACGCGCCCGCTTATAATTGCTAAGTTTGAAGAATTTATAAGAAATAAAATGTTAACTATTTATTCTAAGAGATTAATTAATGAGTTGGATACTTTTATTTGGAAAAACGGAAGGCCCCAAGCACAGCGTAGCTATAATGATGACTTAATCATGGCTTGCGCGATTGGATGTTGGGTAAGAGACACGGCATTAATTGAGAATGAGCGAGATTTGGAGTATAAAAAAGCATTTTTAAATTGTATAATAGCAAACAAGACTCATCTGGATTCTAGAATACCTGGGATGCAAAAACCCAAGGCAACAGAATTATTTGAAAAAATGGTTGATGAAAAAAGAGTGATGAACGAATTTCTTTGGCTATTGAAAGGATAAATTAAATGGCAGCCCCCACTAAAAACACAAAAAATCCCCGCAACGCAGATTCTCCCCTTTACAAAAGGCTAACCAAGTTATTTTCTGGGCCTCTCATTAATTATCGCTCACAGAACACTCGACAGCTACGTCGACGGCGCCTAGATAAATACGCTAAAACATTTAAAGATGTTGGTGGTCAAAAGTTTGAAAGAGTGGGTTATAACCCCTTCGACAACCACTCATCTTATATGATGGGAACGCAGGGGCGCCTCCAGCGCTACTCAGATTTTGATCAGATGGAGTACACCCCTGAAATCTCATCGGCCCTTGACATCTATGCCGATGAGATGACAACCCACACTAGTATTAAAAAAGTACTTTTAATCGATTCTCACGATGAAGAGATAAGAGGCATATTAGATACCCTCTTTTATAACGTTTTAAATATTGGATTTAATATGTTTGGCTGGTGCCGGACCATGTGTAAATATGGTGACTTTTATTTGTATCTTGATATTGATGCAGAATTAGGAATTAAACAAGTTATCGGCCTCCCAAGCCAAGAAGTTGAACGACTAGAGGGGCTAGACAAAACTAATCCAAACTACGTACAGTTTCACTGGAACTCTGGGGGCGTGACATTTGAAAATTGGCAGGTCGCCCAGTTCCGAAGTTTAGGAAATGATAAATTTGCCCCCTATGGCACCTCTGTCT